GACTGGAGTTCAGACGTGTGCTCTTCCGATCTCAGTATGCCGCGGCCATTCCCTTCTGTGATGGATCAATGTCCAGAACGATGTCTTTGTCGTGTCCTGGGATAAATCGCTTCCCTGGCTGCCATCCGAAGCTGGACGTTGCATCCGCTTTCGTGATGATGTCGATGTTCTCTGCTTCCAGAGCCGATAAAAAACGGACGACCTGCTTTGCGTTTTCTGATGTTACCGTGCATCCAAGGTCTGCCAGGACAGTGATGCCTCTGGCCGTGAAGATCGTTGATCGTGGGTAGATTGCTCTGTGCCACTCATCGTCTCTCTTGAATGCGATCTCTATTTTTTCTTCTCCGGTTTCCAGACTTCGGAGTCGTTGCGTCAGAATGATCGGTGTTCTGCAGACCATGACCGGTCCGTATGTCTTCTCATCTATGTGGCTGATTCCTTTGTCTGAATAGATCCAACCTTCCGGCTGGCGGAGATTGACCGGTGCCCCTTTGATGGATTCCGGTATCACGTCTGGTGCTGCCAGGTCTATTTCTTCTGCCCGCTCCAGGAGCTTCTGGATCTTGGCTGCGCCTTCCTCTTTTCCGAATTTGATGAAGACGTCGCTCGGATCCTTGATTCCGCCCAGTGTGCTGCAGCTGAATTTGTAAACCTTGCCAATGAATCCACCGTCCCGGAGTCCCTGGATGACTTTCCGCATGAACGTCTCGCCACCCTGGTCCGGTTCCTGGTGGATGTATAACTTTAAGTCCTGGAGCTGGTCGCTCATGTTCGGCTTGAACATAGAGGCTCCCGGCACTCCGAGGGTGCTGATTCCCATGTACCACATGCTCTGTGTGTCAGATTCTCCTTCGACCAGGCAGGCGTATCCGCTCTGTCTCATCTGTGGGAGTCTCCATTCTCCGTAGAGGCATATCTTTCCACTGCTGCCGTATCTCCATCTGAATTCCTTACCTGCAAACCTCTTTCTGTAGGTTGCCTCGGTTCCGTCTTCCTTCAGGTACGGGATCTTCATGTATGTGGTCTGGTCTTTTCTTTCTTTGTCGTTGCTGATGTGGCATGTGTCCCGGAGGAATTCCACCGGGAGCCTTTTTTCGAAGGCGTACTGCTCCATTGAATAGCTCCGGCGGGATGCTGCAGATTTTTCTTTTTCTGGCATCTCCACATGGTAGTCTTCCATGATTCGCTTGTATGCGTCCTTCGTGCTGATGCCATTCATCTTGGCCACAAAGTCCACGTAGTTGCCGCCGATGTCCTCGCTAAAGCAGTGCCATCTTCCTGTCTTCAGATCTACTGAGAAGCTGTTTTTTGAATCGTCATGGAACGGGCAGAGTCCTATCATATGATCTCCGGTAACCTGCGCCCTTTTGACGACGCTTCTGTATTCTCTTTCATAATCGACCAAACGGTCGAGATCGACTTCTGCCGTGTTCATGGTGTTACCTCTTTTCTTTGCCTATGTATATGAACTGCGGCGCGATTCCCATCTTTGCCGCAGCAGCGATTTCAGCCTGCATTCCCTGACTGATCCATTCTTCTTCCGGACCTTCCTGTCTGATGATTACGATCATCTCATCGCAGCGCTTCAGTGCTTCCAGGCCTGCTGCTATTCCGTAGTCGCGATCCTGGGGATCGTTGTCATCCAGGAATCTTGGCCAGTAAAGATGCGGCGCGATTGGTATGTTTCCTCTTTCGTGCATCTTCCGGCATGCTTCCACGGCGTCCCTGATGTGCTGCTGCAGTTCCACTTCGTTTTTTGCTCTGTATTTACTGCAGACGTATGTTGTCTTGGCGTGGATCGGCGCGAGGTTCTTATCTTTTCCCGCTGCGCACAGTCCGATGTACTGCCATGGGTGGTCCGGGCTCTCTCTGTAGATGGTTTCATAGACGCCCTCGCCTCCGATGATGTCTTCCACGATGCGGCTCTGTGTGATCTCAAACTCCTGATCCAGGCATCCGTCGGCGTATCCTTCCTGGCCGACGATCTCCCAGGCGAGCTCCTCTGTGATGATGTCTCCGTTCTTCAGATATGCGGGATCCCTTCCGCACTGTATAAATTCCTTTAAGTTCTTAGCCATCGTTTACCTCCAATTCTGCAAGGCGGCCGTGGTGACCGCCCTGCGCTGTGGCTTAGTCAAATGGCAGCTCTCCGTCCTGGATGTCGCCTGCCTGCATGAATCCGTCAGGGCCGACTTCCGGAGTTGCTTCCATTGGTGCTGCTTCCTTGTAGTCATCTGTTGTGATCGCTACGCTCTCATAGCTCTGCTTCATTGCCTTGCGGAGCTCTGCGGTTGTCTTATAAAGAGCTTCTGGCAGCAGCCCTGTCTTTTCCAGCGTTACCTTGGAGTATTTGATTTTGTCCGCGTTCTCGACCACGTTCAGCTTGAATGTCACGATCATGCGGCTGTATGGGATATGCTGCTGTCCCATGATTTTCTTCAGTGCCTTATTCACGTCCTTGATAGATGTTGGCGGCACTGTCAGAAGATAAATGTCCGGGCGGTTGTTCATCATGATGTAAAGGCGGCGCATGTTCTTGCAGGCTTTGCCTTTTCCGTCGGATCCGAACTGGTTATAAGGGCAGGTGTCGCAGGTGCGGATTTCTCCGGTTTCTCTGTTGATGCCCTGTTTTCCATCCATGGAGCTGCAGTCCGGGCTCTTATTGATATTGCCATCCTCTCCTGCTTCTCCGAATTTCTGCGCCCAGTAGGCGTTCATGCGATGCGTGAAAATAATCACGCCGGTTACTTCCTTCATGACCTCCGGATCGTCCGGATCGTCTGTCTCGACCTCGAAGGCTTTTCCTCCGCCAGACGGGATCTTGATGTGCTTGGCATCGATGCCGCCATCATCGTCCAGGTCGTCGAGTTCATCTTCCAGCTCTGCTCTGAGTTCCTCATCCATCGCCTCCATGCCTGTTACGATCTTGAAGTTTTCCACGGTTGTCAGTTCTGCTTTTGCCATATTCTTATTCCTCCTCATCTGCTGCATCTACGGATGCGTTCTTTACTACTTTGGATTTCTTGATGCTCTTGACACGGTAGCGGTTTCTGATTCCGTCCTCGCACGTCTCTGTGATGAAGTATCCGCTCTCGATTCCTTTGAATACGCAGAGGATGTCCTCTGTATCGATTCTCAGGACGATTGTGTCGCCCTGGCGCATTGCATTGCCTTCTGAATCGGATACCTCGATGCGTGTTACCTCATTAACTGTGAGTCCTGCCATTATTCAGCGTCCTCCTGTTCTTCCTCTGCTTCAGCTTCCGGATCCGCTTCTGCGTCCTCGAACTGTCCCTCCAGATAATCTTCCACCGGTGTGGTGTAGCTGCTGACTTCATCGTATAAGTCGTGCATGATTCTGTCTGCCTGCGCTGCGAGCTTTGTCGCCTGGAGCACCAGGCCGGTTGCTGCATTCTTCAGGCTGCTGGCTGCCTCGACTGCCTTGGCATCATCCTCTGTTGGAAGGATGCGCAGGAAGTCTTTCATGCTCTCATCTACCTTCTTCTGGTCGAGCTTCATGCCTGCGTAGAATTCTGAAGCGATACCGTATCCGTCGTGGCGGTTCGATACCTTCGACTTGCTGGTTTCCTTGACCTGCTTGCAGGCAAATTCCAGGGCGATGTTTACGTTTTCTTCGAGCTCGCGCTCTGATTCGAGGCGACAATCAAATTCTAATTGTTCCATGGTTTATTCTCCTTTCGCTCTTTTGAGTGCTTTGTTGGTTGATTTGCGTCTGGCGATGTCGGTCATCTCGTAGCTGCTTACGACCTCATCCAGCTCCGGCGGCAGCTCTCCGTCGTTTTCTTCGGCGATTTCTTTCATCGCACTCTGCAGGGATCCTGCATTGACGGTTTCTTTGATGAGCTCGCCGAGGCCCTGTTCTCTGAGTACCTCGAAGAAGTCCAGGCCGCGTTCCTGCAGGTAGGCTTCTCCGCGCTTGGAGTATTTGACCTTATCCTGGAGGCTGTAGATGTAGTCGCCGTATCCCTGGGACGGGATATCTTCGTCGATCATCATTTCTGCGATCTCTGCTTTCAGCTTATCGATGGCTGCATTGTTGTCCTTGGTGTCTTTGGCCAGCTGATCCTTCTTGTCGAGAAGCTCCTCGTACTGGCCGAGCATTTCAGTGAGTTTCATGGTTGGTTCCTCCTACTTTCTATTTTGAGTCCGCACTCTGTGCAGGCTGCTTGCATTTTCTTCTGCCGGAGCTCCTGTCTTGACATTGGTCTCCAGCATTCCTGTCCGCAGATCGGACATTTTACCAGGCTCCATTCCGGATGCCCTTTTGGGATGTTTTTCTTCATCGGCATCAGCAGGATGCCTCCGGTTTCGTTTTGGCCTCGCGGCCAGATCTTAACTTCTGCCATTGCTTTTCTCCCTTCCGTAGAGTTTGTATTTGATACTTGATTCCGACCGGTTCATCTTCTCTGCGATCTCTCTGATTGTGAATCCCTGCTTCCGGAGCATCTTCATCTGGCTTACTTCGGTCTGCGTCCAGTTGTATTTGTGTGATATGTCATTCTTCCTTTTTTCTTTAAACCAGGGGTACTGCATGAACAGTGTGTCATCGGTTACTCTGGCCGCATTCCAATCTTCCGGATGTTCTTTCATGTATCTGATGATGTCCTGCTGCCGGTACATCACGTATGGTTTCTTCCGGACACTTTTCAGTCCTTTGCGCTCCCAGTATTGGATCGTCCGGTTCTCAACTCCCAGGATCCGCGAGAGGGTGTTCCTGGTCAGCATGTCCGTGTTCGCCATGAATCCTCCGATACCGGTCCGCTGCCTTTTCAGAAAGACCGCATTTTCTGAACGGTTCAGAATTCTTGCTACTGTGGCGAGCGGATATTTTTCTGTTAATTCTTCGAGCCGGATCAGGTCCTCCTGGCTCCATGCCCTTCCGCCCATCTAGGCACCTCCTTAGCTTCCGTCAAAGTTTGGAATAAATCTCTCATCCAGTTTCTTCCCGCACTTTGTGCAGACCTTATACTGCGTCTCGCCGCTCAGGTTGTAGTACGGCTCTTGCCTTCTGAACCACTCGCCATGGTGTCTGCAGAATAGCTGCGCGATCCATGGCTTTGGGTTATTTACCCTGTTTTCCTGTTCCACTGTTTTTCCTCCTTCTCCTGAACGCTGCAGGTTTTCGGTGCATCGGCAGTCCGTGCATCTTGCGCCAGTTATTTGTTAGGTGTCGCATCGGCTTAGGCTTCGGCGCGATAACTTTTAGAATTGCCAATGCTATTTCATCCGAGCCGCATCCGACCGCAGCAGCCATCGCTTGCGCTATCGGTATTCCAGCCAGATAAAACTCAAATGTGAACGGTGGTGCTGCGTTGATCTCCTGTGGCTGATCCGGTTCCGGAGGCTCTGGCTCGAAGCTCTTTTCGTATTCCCTCGCCCGCTCCGCTATGGTATCCAGTGACGTTGCTATGCTGGACGCCACCTTCTCGTCCGCGGCCTTTGCCGATCTGAATGCCTGAACGATCTTGCGACCGATTTCTTTTAAGATCATGACTGAGCTCCTTTCGTGAAGCGATTGTTCGGCTCATATTTCAGCTCTATGGATCTCACTTCTCCATCGTCGTCTGTGTGAACTTTCATGTCCGTGAGGTTCAGTTCTTCCACGACGTCTTTCAGTGGCTTTGTGTATACGTCATTCAGTTTCATCTCTCTACCTCCTATTCAAAATAAGCGCGCCAGTCGTCCACGACCGTCTTGGCCATGTCCTCTTTTCTGGCCAGTGCCTTGCCGATCATCTCATCCACGGTGCCTTCGGTCTCCAGGTCGATGTATGTGCATGTGTTCCTCTGGCCGATTCGGTGGATCCTGGAGAGGCTCTGTTCGTATGTGGCGTAGTTGAAGTTCTTTGAATAGTAGACGCATGTGTCTGCCGCTGTCAGGGTAACTCCGACGCCGAGGGTGTCGATCTGGCCGACGATGATCACGGTATCCGGATCCTCCTGAAACTGTTTGATGATCGGTCCGCGGTCTTCTTTCTTAATTGCTCCATAGATGGCCACCTGCTTCTTTCCTGTCTTCTGGAATGTCTTATCTATCATTTTCATGATGGCGGTTACTTCCGGGATAAACCTTGCGAAGATTACCAGCTTCTTTCCCGCGCCGAGTACGTAGTCCTCGATGATATCCTGGAGCGCATCCAGCTTCGCTGTGTTGACGAGCTCCGGTTTGTCGCTGTCGTCTGTGACCAGGAATCCTCCGGCCAGCTGCTGCAGTCTCAGGAGCCTTGTCAGTACGGTTGTGGCCGTGATCTTATCTCCGTTGGATAGCTCCGCATAGCTGCTTCGCTTGATCTGGTTGTATAAGTCTTTCTCTTTCTTGCCGAGCTGGACCTTCCTCTTGATGAATGTCTGCTCCGGCAGGTCGATTGCTTCTTCCTTCGTAATTCTGAATGCGATCGAGTGCTCTTTTCGGATCAGACCGTCCAAGTCCTTGTATCCGACGATCTGCTTCCGGTTGAAGCCTCCCATGATCGCGTACCGGTTTCTGAATTGGTAAAAGTTCCGGCCGAAGATCGAGGCGTCCAGGAACCGGTACTGACTCCAGATGTCGATTGCATCATTCTGTACCGGTGTTCCGGAGAGGATGAGCTTGTACCTTGCCTGGTCTCCTAGCTTATGTATTGCTTTGCTCTGTTCTGCGTCGTGTGTCTTGATTCGCTGGCTCTCATCGCATATAATCAGGTCAGCGTCATATTCCTGGAGCTTCTCAAATAGTCCATCTCTCCAGGTTGATTCGTAGTTGATCACGGCGACCTTGAGCGCTTTGAACGGGAACGCCTGCAGGTCTTCAATCATTCGGATCCTCTGTTGCTTCGTTCCCAGGAGCGCCTTGCAGGTCACTTTAAAGTCTGCGACCTCTGCGATCTCTTTTGGCCAGACCGACACGACGGACGTTGGTGCGATTACCAGGACTCTCTGGATCGCGCCTTTTTCATATGCGGCTCCTGCGATGGCGATCGCAGTTCTGGTCTTGCCGCATCCCATTTCAAATAAAAGACCGAAGCCCTTATTTGTGTTGGCTGCCATTTGCTTTCCTCCTTCAATAAATAAAATGTTCATCATCGTATTGATCTGCGGTTATTGCTCCGATCTCGTATAGCCAGTCCTTGATTTCCATCTGGTCTGGATTCCACTTTTCATCAATCCACCACCTGAATACCGACTTGCCGTCTTCCCAGCCACGCATTTTCTTGAGGCCTTTGGCTTCCCTGACTTCCAGCATCTTGTCAAATGCCCGGATGTATGCCTGCTTGTATTTTGGGTATCTCTCAAATTCAAAGTATCTATGCTTTCCAGCCATCGGGCATCCAATGCACCCGACTCTGTCCCAGCCGCATCCATACAGTGGATTGAGTTCGATTTCTTCTCGTTTTATGTACCACTGCAGGTACTCATCGTCCCAGTCGATCAGTGGATTTATCAGGACTTTTTGCGTTCGGTAGCAATTTTCCACGATTCTGCGATTTTCGTCGTTGTCAAGATTTAGGACTACCACCCCCCCCTTGTCGGTTAAGTGAAAATTTTCATCATCCACTAAGTCTTTTATATTTTTCTTTGGCTTTGGAAAGGTTGCGACGCCTTGATTTTTCCTCCGGTTCGCGCTTTCGGCCTTTCTTACTCCGGTTACGAGCTTTTCGCCGATTCCGTGGTTTTCCTTCAACTCAGAGCAGCAATATCGCATCTTCCTTGTTGGAGGTGTCCCCTTTCTGACGATCAGCTGCCACATTGTCTCTTTTGGATACCGGATTTCACATTCGATTCCCATGCTCCGCATTTTCTGGAATTTCCTTCTGATGAAGTAGACGGTCTCCGGCGCATCTACGGTCGTGTGGCAATGCTGCACTTTAAACTTGCAGCCGCTTTTCAAGGCTATGTGTGTCAGGACGGATGAATCCTTTCCTCCGCTATCGGCGATCGTGAACGGTGAGTTTCCAGCGAGCATCTGGAGAATGTCTATTGCTTGTTTCTCATAGTCCACGTCTCCTGCCTCCCTTCGTACTC